ACCTATGAGACCACCTCCGCGGTACACCACCAAGTTCGTCAGGAGGCCCCACATTGCACCACATGGTAGAGTGCAACTTAAAGTCAAGACACGCATTTCTTCCAGCAATGTGCGTGCGGCCGACGACGTTCTCGGTGGAGAACTGCAGGGTTTCTTAGGGCCAACGATCGAAGGACGGGTTCCTTACATCACTACGAGCAGCAGAGCCGATTTCCTGCATGCATTCGACAAGAGGATTAATTTCCACACAAACTTGGAGGCCACGCCCAAGTTTCAAAGGATCAGCAGGAGCATGATCAAACGGCTCTGTCCCAACGTTATGCCTCGTTTTGATTGGGACCCGGAGCTTTTCGAGGAGTGGATTAGCAAGTTCAGCACGGAGAAGGAAGGCAGGATGAGGACAGCAATCGAGACACAAGGGTTGCAACGGGTGAAGGACTACAGCGACAAGGAAGTCTTCACCAAGATCGAGAGCCTAGTCAAACCAGAGACCACAGTCAAAGGACGGGTGATCTTCAAGGGTACTGATCTCTACAATGCCGTGTCGGGCCCCATGTTTATGGAGCTCATGCGCAGGTTCAAACTGTGCGAACACGGGCACAAGTTAGGTTACCAGTTTCAGGTAGCCTACAAAGAGACAACAGACAGTATCTCGGAGTTCATCACCGGGGGACCCTCTGGTTCCTATTTGGAAGCTGACTTCACCGCCAACGACAAGTATCAGTGCAAAACTGTACAGCGGTTGGAGTTAGTATTGATGAAGCGTCTCGGAGCACCCAAGTGGTTCCTGAGGCTGCACTCAGCCACCAATAGGTGCAGAGTGATGAACGGAAAGTATGGGCTCATGGCTTGGATAGAGAACCAACTACCAACCGGAGCCACAGACACTACTTTCCGCAATTCTTTCTTCAACCTCTGCATCTTCAATTATTGGTGGTTGGGGGCGCGACCAGGGACGACACGTGTTGCTATCCTCGGGGATGACATGCTGGCGGCCACACAACGGTGGGTACGCCGGGCTAGCGCCCGGTACAAAAGGTGCGCGGAAGAGGCACGCATGGAGGTCAAGGTACAAATGTACCAGCACATCTCCCAGTGCCATTTTCTTTCGAAGCACTTCTACCCATCCGAGAGCAGTGACCGCCCAGTTATGCTCCCCTTCCTCGGCAAGGTGCTCGCAAAGTTCAACGTGCGACCCAACAACAATGCCGCGGTAACCAACGACGACTACATGGCAGGCAAGGCCCTTTCGGCTTGCTACGAATTCAGACACTGCCATGTGTTGCGCTCCATGTTCGCTGAGCGCGCCCACCTCCATTTGGCGAGGACCTGCGGGTCCTTTTCGATGGAGGGTGTCAGTTGGAACGTCCGCGAGTTAGCACGGGATTTTGCTGAGCTCGCCACCACCTCCCTAGCGGAAGCCACCGAGTTCCGCGTCAATTTAAGGGACGGTGTTGGACATGATGTCGAGCGGAGGGTTGAGCGTATGCAGTTCCCCAACCTTGTCAGAGAAGAGGACCTCCTCGCGTTCTGGCAAGCCCGCCACCCCACCCTATCCACCGCCGAATTGCTTTCCGCTTTTCGACGCGTCGTTTGCCACGAGGACCCCTGCGTGCTGTC